ACAATGCCACAACTGTGGCAAACACTATCTTCACTGAAGGCTTACTCCGCAACATCCTAGACCTTGATGCATGCCAGCAAGTTGAGTTGTGCGGGTATCTGGCGAAGGGCAAGGATAAGAAGGGCCATACCTACAACAAGGCCAAATTTAAGCAGGACGCAGTTTGGTATCGGGCTTTTAATGTCCTGTGGGATTTAGCGGACAAAATGCTATCCGCCGCGATTCCTGAACCTGCCTGTAGTGAGTATCTGGCGAAAGCACAGGGTGAGCTTAAAGACAATTCAGAATACACCGATGAATGGCTGAAAAACAAAGCGCCAGGCGATAAGTTTAACAAGCTGATTCAGGCGCAGATTGATGACTGGCAGCAAAAGAACAACGTAAAAATCATCGTCAAGGACATCCGGTTGTTGACGGCTGATGATATTGCCAGCGAGTCAGTTGATTGCATTATTACCGATCCACCCTATCCGAAAGACTACATTGATCTGTTTGATGATTTGGGCGCATTGGCGGCGCGGGTCTTGAAGCCGGGCGGGTCACTGGTGGTAATGACCGGACAGCTTTATTTGCCGCGCTACCTTAAATTGCTCTCTAAGCACCTGACCTATCATTGGCTGCTGGCCTATACCACGCCGGGCGGGCAAGCGGTTCAGGTTTGGAATCAGGAGGTTAATACATTTTGGAAACCGCTGTTGTGGTTCGTCAAGGATCAGCGGGATGCGCGTTGGGTATCGGACGTTATCAATACGCCAGTGAATGCCAATGACAAACAGCATCATCATTGGGGGCAGTCTGAGTTTGGTATGTCTGCGATTGTGGATAAATTCACCAATCCAGGCGACGTTGTGTTAGACCCGTTTCTTGGTGGTGGGACTACCGGACTGGTTTGCAAGGAAAGCGGGCGGAAGTTTATCGGCGTTGAGATTGATGAGAACGAAGCCAAAAAAGCGATTGCGCGGATTCATGGAGGAAAAGGCTAATGGAAATCTCCATGAAAGACCTGTTTCCGGTATGTGTCCGGGTTTTGGATAAAGAAAAAACGCCTATCCATTATCTAAAATTAACCTCTTTGGCGTTAGAGCGTGAAATGGATGTTTTTTTACCAAAGCCGGATTTTATGAAGAACGCGGAAAACGTGAGAGAAAAGCTACTTTGTGCTGAACAGCGTGGCACATTCTATACTGGTTCGCCGTTATGTATGGGCGCATTGCGCCACTGGTTCAAAACGGACCAATTACAGTTTACGACTGATTGGATAACGATCCAAGGTAGCGCCCAGGCTGGCGCTTCTGGCGCGTTTGAATCTTTAATGCGGTCGAAATATATGGTTATCAATAATCCATCGTTACGAAACACTGAACTCCTTAATAGGGCCAGATCGTCAGGGTTGGTGCTTGAGAACCATGTTTCAGAGTGGTTTAAGGAAAAATATCCAACACTCTACCAGCAACCCGATAATTATGGCGCATGGGATCGCCCATGCAATCACGATTTCAAGTTGTTAATTGGTGGCCGTCCATTGCTGGTTGATGTTGCTGGCCCTGACTGGCATGGACAGTACGGTAAAAGAGGCAGGAAACCAAAAACAGAAGTTCATTTGCTGTGCAGGATTGCAGGGAAAGATTGTGTTTTTGAGGTGGTTGTAAACGGGAATGATTTTACTGAGAGCATGGTTCCTATGACTGCATTCAGCCCAACCGCTTTTTTGGTATGGCTGAACTGTCATAGTCAAGGGATTGATTACAGTGCGGTTGCGTCAAGCGTCAATAATCATTATGGGCGGAAAGTCGCATGAAAACCCCATCCCTCTTCCGCCGCGCCTTTGCGGCAGCCAAGCGCATCCCCAACGCGCCCGACAAGGACCGCGCCAAACGGATCAGTATCTGGGCGGATTTTGTGAAGGCGGCGATCCGGGATGAGGATGAAAGCGGGCAAAAGGGGTTGAAAAAATGACCGCCGGGGCGTATGGTTGCGGCGTCCTTGCAACAGCAGGGACCGGGGTTGACAGCCCGATGCACGTTAGGCGCGTAGCGCCATACCGGTGCTTTTTTTATGCCCGGTTGAATCATCCCAATGACGGGCTACGTGGGGAAGCCTTCGGGCTTGCCGGCGTCCTAACTGGCCGGTCTGTCAACCTCACGTACCCCGTCGCTCCCTGCTTGACAGCAGTAGGCGGCGGTTTCCAAAATCAGTTAGGAGCCGCACCATGAATACCCCCGCCCAAGTTGCGCCCGCGCTCTCCCTGCGCCCGTATCAGATTGACGCCATCGCAGAAACCCGCCGCCGTATGGCGCGAGTGCGGTCAGTGCTGATTAACGCCCCAACCGGAGCCGGAAAAACCATTCTGGGCTGCCAGATCATTAGGTTGGCCGTTGAAAAGCAGCGCCGGGTGCTGTTCCTGGCGCATCGCCGGGAGCTGATCGATCAGTGCGCGGCCAAGTTGGATGAGGCCGGGGTACCGCATCATGGCGTGATTCTGGCTGGGCACAGCAAGTCCCGCGCTCCTCATGCGCCGGTGCAGGTCGCCAGTATACAGACGTTGATCCGCCGTGAGTTGCCGCCCGCAGACCTGGTGATGATTGATGAGTGCATCACAGGAGATTCTTTAATTTTGACCGATAAAGGCGCGATACCAATCAAAGATATAAGGATAGGTATTCGTGCGATGAGCTATAATAATGGCAATGTGATCTATTCAGAAATCACAGATGTCTGGATGAGCGGCGAAAAGGATGTGCTAGAGATCGCGGTCGAAACGGGTGAAACGATACGATGCACGGAAAACCATTTATTGATGACCAAGGAAGGATGGACGAAAGCGAAGGACATAATGCCGTCAAGCCAGTTGTTACTTGCAAATGCGGGTGCGGAACCATTCTGCAAAAAAACAAGTGGGGACGGCAGCAGGTTTTCGTTCCAGGTCACCAAAGAAAGTCCGGCGCAAGAACAAGAGATCAATGGGCAGTGGTTTTCGATGAAGTCAAAGCTGGCGCTCCTCTTTGCGGGTGCGGGTGCGGGGAAAAAACGCGCCCGAAATCCTGCAATACGCTTGACCAGTTCATCAGACACAAAGGAAGCCGCGCTTACTACAAATACGTGCAAGGGCATGGCAGCAGGTCTCTATCGTGGCACACCAAGATTGACGATACAGAGCGCAAAGCAATTCTTGGAACACTTCTTGGAGACTCAAGCATCCTTTATCCGCACAAAACAAGCGGAGCGCCTCGCGTCTGTTTTAACCACGGCGGTCCCCAAGCCGCATGGGCAGAGCACAAAGCAGACTTCCTTAAAAGACTGGGCGGGAAATCCACAAGAAGGGAAAACAAAGGATTTGGGGCAATTACTATCGCAGGAGCGACAAGGTGTATTCCTGATCTTGCGGAGATTTATCAGTTATGCGTCAAGGATGGCAAGAAAACTGTTAGTAGAAAATGGCTTGAGCAGATTGGAGAAATCGGCTTGGCTTGGTGGTTCTGCGATGACGGTGCAAGCCGCGGGCGCGGCTTCTATCTGCATACTGAAGGATACTCATTGGCAGAGAACAAAATTATTTGCCAGTGGTTTAGGGATAGATATGGTGCGGCAAGTATCCGCACAGGAAAGCGCGGATATTTCTGGATCTATCTGTCTGCAAACACTCAACGAAAAATCCTGCCAATCATCGAGCAATATATCCCAGAGTGTATGCAATACAAGCTGGCATCAAGTCGCGCATGTGCGGCGTCTACCACAAAAAGAATCCGTTTATGACATAACGGTTGCAGAGACACATTGTTTCTTTGCAAACGGAATCCTAACACATAACTGTCACCGGGCAATGGCGAAAAGCTACCTGAACCTGCTAGCCAATTATCCCGCCGCCAAAATCATCGGCTTGACCGCCACCCCGGAACGCCTCGACGGCAAGGGGCTGGCCGATCTGTTTGAGGACATGGTGGTGGTTTCCACCATTCCTGAACTCATTGCCGAGGGCTATCTCATTGCCCCGGAGTGCTACGGTGCCCCCAGCGGGGGCCCGGATTTGAGCCGGGTCAAAAAGAGCGGCGGCGACTACCACGAAGGCCAGTTACAGACCGCGATGGATACGGCGGAACTGACCGGCGAACTGCTCACCAACTGGCAACGGCTGGCAGCAAATCAGAAAACGATTGTCTTTGCATCCGGGATTGACCACAGCCAGCACATCGTCAGTCGGTTCCGGGATGCCGGGGTCAGCGCCGCTCATTTGGACGGCGCAACCCCGTTGCCGCTGCGTCAGCAGATTATCCGCGACTGGCAGTCCGGGGGAATTCAGGTCGTCTCCAACTGTGCGGTGCTGACCGAAGGCTTTGACTTCCCCAGACTGGAATGCTGCGTTCTGGCCCGGCCCACCCAGTCCGTCGCCATGTACCTGCAAATGGTCGGACGGGTGATGCGCCCGGCTCCAGGCAAAGCCGGAGCGATGGTGCTGGATCATGCCGGGTGCTTCAACGCTCACAACCTGCCCTTTGAGCATCGGGAATGGCTGCTGGAAGGCGAGACCGAACGGCGCAAGCGCAAGAAGCGGCCGCCGAAACAATGCCGGGTCTGTCAACTCAACCATGAAGCGGATGAGTCGCGCTGGCTGACCGATACTCAACCGCATCTGCACGGACATAAGGCGCTGGAGCGGGCGAAAGCAGCGCTGCAAGCTGGAGCCGGGCTGGTGGTGTGTCCGGGCTGCTCGATGAGCGATTGCCTGATTTGCACCGCGCCGTTCAACGCCGGCAGTGAAGCGCCGCATTGCCCCAACTGCGGGGCGATGTATACCGCCGAAGAAAAAGAACAGCCCGGCGACGGCGAGCGGGCCTTGCCTCTGGAGTCGAGCGATCTGCTGGAGCGCTGGACGGAAAGCCCGGCCAATAACCGGCTAAAAATAAAAAACGAATTTGCCAAGCTGATCAACCAGGCGCGAGAAAAAGGCTACAAGCGCGGCTGGGCGTTTCACCAGTTGAAGGAAAAATACGGCGATGCGGCGCTTGAAGCCTTGCCCCGCCATACCGGCGAGTGGTGGAGGCAATCGGCATGAGCGACCTGACCTTGCTTGATGCGATTGCCGCCCAGGGCTTTGCCGCGCCCCGCGACATTATATGGGATGGCGAGATTCACCGCTTCCCCAGCGACCCGCGCAAGGCCGGTCAGAAAGACGGCTGGTATATCGCCTTCGATGACCAGCATGGCCGGGCCGGGGCGTTTGGATCCTGGCGTCAGGGCCACGACAAGCACAGTTGGAGCAACGGCACCGGGCGGAAATTGACCGCTGAGGATTGGGCGGCGATTGAGGCCAAGAAACGCGCCGCCGAGGCCAAGATCAAAGAGACCCGCCAGAAAGCAGCAGGCCGAGCGGCGGCGATCTACAGTCAGGCCGCCACCACCGGAACCAGCGCCTATCTGGAGCGCAAGGGGATTCAGCTTCCCGCCGGGGTGCGCTTTGTTAATAACCTGCCCGCGCAGCCGCTCGGCTTTGGTAAGGAGTTTTCGATCACCGGGCTGGTCGTGCCGGTGGTCAACAGCGCCGGGGCGATACTGAGTGTGCAGTTCATCCCCGATGCGCCCGGAAGCCGCAAGCTGTTTTTGCCCGGCGGTCAGGCTGGCGGCGGCTTGCATGTGCTGGGCAACCCGACCGACGCGCCGGTGATCGGGATTGCCGAGGGGCTGGCGACCGCGCAAAGCGCCGTGGAAGCGCTGGGCTGGCCGTTGGTGGTGGCGTTCAGCGCCGGCAACCTGCCAATAGTCGCCGCTGCGATCCGCGCCCGGCATCCGCAAGCGGAGATCGTCCTGTTGGGCGATAACGATCCGGCGGGCCTGACCCACGCCACCGAGGCGGCGGCCAGCGTCAAGGGCCGCGCGGTGTTCCCGCCAGACGGGATCAACGACTTCAATGATCTGCACGTCGCGCAGGGACTGGCGGCGGTCAAAGCGGCGCTGCAACCGCCCGATGGCGCTGATCCGCTGTGGCGCACTGAACTCATTATTAAACCCAAAGAGGACGGCAGCCAGGACATTCTGTTGCGCCTGCATAACTTGCTGCTGATTCTCGAAAATACCCCGGAATGGCGCGGAAAGCTGGCTCTGGATGAGTTCGCCAATCAGCTGCTGTACCAAGGGAAAGAATGGGTGGACGCCCAGGCGCTGGAATTGAAATCCTGGCTGGAGAAGCACTGGATTCCATCTGAGGTAAAAACCGGACTGGTACATGAGGCGGTCGAGGTGATCGGGCGACGCCATGCGGTGCATCCTGTGCGTGAGTATCTGCTCGGCTGTCGATGGGATGGTGTGGAACGGATTCCGACATTTTTTAGCGACTTCTGTGGTGCGACCCATAACCGCTATAGCGAAGCGGTCGCCCGGTGCCTGTTCGTGTCCGCCGCGGCCCGTATCCTAGACCCCGGCTGCAAGGCCGATTTGATGATTGTGCTGGAAGGGGAGCAGGGGTGCGGGAAATCCCGGCTGGTGCTGTCGCTGTTCAGTAAGGAATGGCACAGCGAAATCACCGAGTCGCCGGGGAGCGCCGACTTCTATCAAGCCCTGCGTGGGCGCTGGTGCTGCGAGTTCGGCGAAATGGCGGCATTCGGCAGGGCAGACAAGAACCGGATCAAGCAGGTGCTGACCCAGATTCAGGATACTTACCGGCCCAGTTATGGGCGCAACAGCCGCACCTTTCCCCGCCAGAACATCTTTATCGGCACTACCAACAATTACACCTGGAATGATGACCCGACCGGAGCGCGGCGGTTTTTGCCGATTCGCTGCGGGGACGCGATAGAGATTGAGGCCGTGATCGCGATCCGCGATCAGCTCTGGGCTGAGGCAGTGTGGCGCTTTCGGCAAGGCGAGCAGTTTCACGACATCCCTGATGCGGCGGCGGAACAGGATGCCCGCTTTGATCAGGACGCCTGGGAAGAGCGGATCGATTATTGGCTGCAAACAAAAGCCAAGGTTACAATTTTGGAGGTGATGGAGGATTGCCTGGGACTGAAAAGCGACCGCCAGGGGCGCGGTGAGCAAACCCGGATCGGCGGCATTTTGCGCCGGCTGAAATGGCTCCCCAGGCGGGAATCAAACGGCGACCGGAGGCGGTTTTATATGCCCACAAGGAGACAGGTATGAACGTCGTTGCAGGCCGTAAATCAAGGGCGTATGATTCGATGCGGGTGCTAGTCACACCATCGAAAGCGGACATCCCGCCCCGTCAGCGCGGTTTTTTTGTGCCTCATGCTTTTCTCCATGGGGAGGATGCGCCCACTGGTAACGGTGGACGGCCTGACTTTCGACAGGTGACTAACATCCTCCCCGCCAATCCTCTGGAGGTCAATTACCCCGCCCTAAAGGGCGAGGCTTGTGATGGATAAAACCGCAAGTCTGGGTTGACCAGCCCAAGCCGTAACCAGCCGGCTACGTTGCAACGAAGTACCAGACCGACGCCGGGGCGCTTCCTCAACTCCGGCCTCTCGAAGCGGCAGATGCAGACACGCGACCGGGTAAGCACGAAACGGTCTGCTGCAAGGCGAAAGCCGAAGCTGCGTTGCAACATGGGCGAGGGGAGCGAAGCCGCAAGGCTTCCGTTACCAGGTGCGTAAGCACATTTTGGAGAGAAGTAAATGGCTGTTTTTGTCCTGGATAAACACAAAAGGCCGCTAATGCCGTGCAGCGAAAAGCGGGCCAGGAAGTTACTGACGAGAGGTCGTGCGCGAGTCCATCGGCTCCTGCCGTTTTCAATTCGATTAGTGGATCGGAACGTCAACGAAAGTGTTTTACAACCGGTCAAGATTAAACTCGATCCGGGCAGCAAAACGACCGGGATCGCGGTCGTGCGTGAATCGGAAATGACTGATCAAACCACTGGGGAGATTCACGCGACGGTTCATGTGCTGAATCTGTTTGAACTTCATCATCGCGGGCAGCAGATTAGCGAGTCATTAACGGCCCGGCGGCAAATGCGAAGGAGACGGCGTGGAAACTTGCGCTATCGAAAGCCCCGATTCTTGAATCGGGGAAACAAAAACAAAGGCTGGATCGCCCCCAGCCTGCAACATCGGGTAGAGACTGTGGGCGCTTGGGTTCATCGTTTACGGCGGCTGGCCCCGATCACCGGGATTGCTCAGGAATTAGTCCGCTTTGATCTGCAACAGATGGAGAATCCCGAAATCACTGGAGTTGAATACCAGCAAGGCACCTTGGCGGGCTATGAAACCCGCGAATACTTGTTGAACAAATGGGGTCGGAAATGCGCCTATTGTGGCGCAGAGAACGTCCCCCTCCAGATTGACCATATCCAGCCCAAAGCAGCAGGCGGCAGCAACCGGGTTTCCAACTTGACGTTAGCCTGTCAACCGTGCAACCAAAAGAAAGGCGCTCAAGACCTCAAGGTCTTTTTAGCGAAAGACCCCCAACGATTAGCCCGGATTCAAGCCCAGGCGAAACGACCGTTAAAAGATGCGGCGGCAGTGAATTCAACCCGTTGGGCGCTCTTTAATGCTCTGAAAACGACGGGATTACCGATCACCACCGGTTCCGGGGGACTGACGAAGTTTAACCGGATGCGGCTGGCGATTCCCAAAACCCATGCGCTTGATGCGGCCAGTGTTGGGAAGGTAGAGGCCATCCGCGACTGGAATAAACCCACGGTAGTCATTAAAGCGACGGGACGCGGAAGCTATCAACGGACTCGGTTGAATGCCTATGGATTCCCGCGTGGTTATCTGACCCGGCAGAAGCGGATTAAAGGATTCCAGACCGGAGATAGGGTTAAAGCCGAAGTCACTAAAGGCAAGAAAACCGGTTCTTATCTTGGGCGCGTGGCGGTTCGTGCCTCCGGGAGTTTCAACCTGCAAACCACCAGTGGCGTAATCCAAGGGATTGGCTATCGCAACTGCCAAGTCATTCAACGTGCCGACGGTTATGGTTATTCGCAACTTGACGCATCCAAAAAGAAGCCGTCCTGGCGGACGGCCCGCTATCCCTCCCCGGCCTGAAGGCCGGGGTCTCTCGCGGAGAATCTGATGAAATCATGAAGCCGTCTGACTCTTACCCCCTCGTATCCGCTGATCTCTTCAACATCGTCGCTCAAGGAGAATGGGTGTTGCAGGGCGATGAATTGCGCCTGACCCAACAGCC